GCTGTATCCCCATTTGTTACTGTACCTATAGTAATAGTAGGATTTACAACAGTAGTTTCACCACTACCTCCACTTGCTCCAGTATCTCCTTTGTTACCTTTAGGAATACCAAAGTTTAAAGTATATTCATTGTTATTCTTTGACATGGTTACAGTAGCATTGCTTCCTGCTGCAAGTGTGGTTACTGTACCTACTTTTAATGTAGGAGTGATACCATCTGCACCTTTAGCACCATCTTGACCTTTAGCACCTGCTTCACCCTTAGCACCAGTATCACCCTTATCTCCTTTTGGGATTACAAAGTTAAGAGTATATACATTGTTGCTATTTGTCATAGTAACATTGGCATTTGTACCTGCATTGCCTGTTGAAGTAGAACCTACTTCTAGTGTAGGAGTAATACCATCTGCTCCCTTTGCTCCTGTAGCACCAGTATCACCCTTGTCACCTTTTTCTCCCTTTTCTCCAGTATCACCTTTCTCTCCTGCATCACCCTTATCTCCTTTATCACCTTTTAGTTCTGCCTTATGTGCAGTTACATAAGTAGATACTGCATTGTTTACATCTGTTGTAGTAATGTGTGGGGATTGACTATGATTGTATGCAGTGGCTAAATGTTCAGCCTGTGTAGCAGTTAATCCTGTGCCACCAGAACCTCCACCAAGTTCACCATTCTCTATCTTGCTTAGGATGCTATCTACATCTGTTCTTAATGCTATATACATAGAATCTTGATTAACACTTTCTGGTGCTAATGCAGAGTAGTTACCTGCTTTAACTGTATAATTAAACTCAATCATGGTTACAACTTTGTTAACATCATTTATAGTTTTCATAACATATAACTGTGCAATGTTATTCCCTATGCCAGATAGCATATCAGAATCTAAAGCTATAACAAGCTTACTATTATCTGTGGTAGTATAGTTATTGTTATATACTGTTTTATCTGGTTTACTTATTACAAGTTGATAGTTATATTCACTCATGTTAAAAGATTGTGTACCATTTGTTATAGACAACTCTATGAAAGATGTGTGACTATCTGTATTGTAAAAGATAGCATTACCAGAACCTGCACTTACTCCAGTCATTACATCAATCATTATACTGTAAACCCTATCTAGTAAATCATAAGACATATTAACCCCTCCTTAATTATTCTGTTACTTCTTTCCATCCAGAAGGATAAGCTGTTGGTGACCATACATTATTATCTATTACACTTTCATATATCTTTCCATTAAACTTAACTTTGTTACCCTTCATATATGCATTAGTGCTATCTGGTTGCTCCCAATCTGGTATCTCTCCTGTGATTGTTTCATTAATTACTTTGGCAAACAAACTAGGTGCATCAGTAGGTGTCCACCCTTCTTGACTTGTATGGTCTTGTAATACTTTATACAAAATACCATCATAGATTATTCTCTTACCTGCTTTGTATTTTACTCCATTACCATTAAACTCCTCAAACAACATAGGCACTTGTAAAGCTTGAGCATCAGTTAATGTTTCAGCAAAGAAGGTTAATGCTAAGTTCTTTTGAATCTGTATCTGTTCCTCTTTTGATAATGGTTTAGCTGTAATCACATACTTAACAGTAATAGTATCAGCATCTTCTATATAACCATCCATAGTTAATGTTTGTGTATTAGCATCATAAGAGGGAACTACATTGATAACCTCTTTGAATCCATACTCTTTCATTACATCTACATTTGTATTAAAGTTAAATATCATCTTATTATCTTCTGTTAGATAATTTACAGGTGCATATTTAATTGCTCCATTAATTAATTTTCCATACATTATAAAACCTCCCATAACAAAAATAAGCAGCACCATAAGGTACTGCCTAAAGATTAAATCTCCTTTTAAGTTCCTCCACCTTTTCAGCAGGAGAAGACTTATGACTTCTCTGTGGTTTTCCAGATTGTCTTTGCTTCTTCTCACTAGCTTCTCTATCTTTAAGAGGAATATAAAGTGATTGCATAAGCTTCTCTATCTTTGTGGACTTCTTGTAGTTACCACTAGAATACATGATACTAGCAGCAAACCTAGATAGATACTGCATTTCTATATCTAATTGTGTTTCATATAAATCCCTATCCCAAGAAACTGCACCATTAACCATATCAAGAAAATCTCTTACATCTATCTCATAGAGTTCATCTGGTTTAAGTCTTAGTAATCCATAGCCATACTCACAGATATTTTCCCAAGTAAGATTACCAAGACCTATTAGTTTTTTCCTTTCATTTCTGATTGCATAGCTTCTTGTAACTTCCCTTGTAAATATTCCATATCTCCTACATCAACTAACATAGCAACCTCATCTGGTGTTATTGTTGGGTCATAGGTGATTAATCCTGCCCATAACATTATAATTATTGATTCCCAGTCTAATACTGTGTTACCATTTTCATCAGTTTGTCCTAACTTAGTTAAGTCTACATTATGCTTTTGCATTTGTTTCATAGCATACAAGTTATACTTTAAAAACATTTCCTCACCATTGATTACTACAGGTGTAATATTCTTTGGAACTCTTTTAGTTTTAGCCATACTGACTACCTCCTTATTTTGTATTTATACTATGTACTATGGTTACAAAATAAAAATGTGACAGAGGGTAATCCCTCCATCACATTATTGTCCTTTTACCTTAGTTAACTTAGAAGCACCTGCTATAGATAAGCTATATGATACAGCAGAATCCAAAGGCATTTCTATTGGGTAGTCTACAATGTAACCAGAACCTGTGTATTTACTACCTGCTATGCTAACTTCTATATATACTGGTTTCCTTGCTTCAAACTGTTCATCAAGTATACTTATACCTGCATCACTGATTACTACAAAACCATCACAGTCTATTGACCATTCTTTTAATCCTGCCATAGATTCTTTGTATCCATCATTTGTCTTATCTGTTACATCAATAGTTTCAGCAGACCTATTTAATGTAGCACCTGTTTGACCACCTATAACAGTGTATTCTGATGGTGTTCCTCCACCAGAACCCTCTTTAGCAACTTTTAGTAATACATCACACCCTGCTTGTTTAGCCATTCTTAATTCCTCCTTTTATTTATATGACTAATAGTCACATATTATAATTTTAAAATTTGCTTGAAATATATTTAAGCCATTCTTATCAACTCCAGAGAATCTACCTACAGGAGTATTTGCAATAATACATAAAATCTGTGTATCATCAAACACCAAAGATGTTTCTCTGTCTAATCTCTTGATTAATTTGTTAGCATTTTCTAAAGCTTTGTCTGGTCTTTCTGCTCTACAGTAGATAGCACATTCAAAGTTTTTTACATCCCCCTTGCTTCCCATGATATCTGTAAGAGTAACTACAGAACATTCTTTTGGTGCTGTAGCAGGAAACATAAGAGGATAGCAAGTCATGTTTAACTCTTGTTTAATCCACTTTGTAAACTGTAATATATCTAACATAATGCACCTCCTAGCTACTATATTCCTGTAGTAAGTTTCTTAGCTGTTCTTCTATATAATCAATGTAACCTTTAGCATTTCCCATTAGAGGTTCTGATGCAAAGGCATATCCTACTACAAAAGTTTCTCCAGTTATTGGAGAAGTAACAGGAGGTTTATTCAAGCTACCTTCCCCTAACTCAAAAGGAAAGTCATGCCTTAACACACCATAATCAAAACCACTGTTATAAGAAGATACTCCTATCTCACCTTTAAAGCTATCTCCACCATAGGTAGATTTAGCAGATATATTCCTAGTTAATTGTCCTGTATCAAAAGGAGCAGCACCTCTAGTTACATATTGCATATCATTTAACAAGTCAACACCAGTTTCTTTTATTAATGGTTTTATCTCTGTAAGTAATCTATTAAAGTGTGTATTGTCTTTTACCTTAATTCTAATCTGCATAGCACTGCTCACCTCCTTATACAATTAAACAAGTAGCTAATACCTTTCCTCCAAAATCTCTTACAGGATATACTGTTAGTATCTCCTTCTCTACATAAACACCATTCATATCACTGAATCCTATCTTATCTTTACCATCAAGATTAACAAGACCTCTAAAGTAAATCTTAGCTGTGTATACTACATTGTTACCTTCACCAATGGTTACAGGTTCTAATTTGTAATTATAAGATATATGACACTTATATTCTTTACTTGTGGATTCATACTCTGCTACTCCCCATTCATCTATATCTGGATTCTTATTGATTTGCTTTATTACAGTTACCTTGTCATTCAGAGGTAACAGATACATGTGATTACTAATCATATCTGAATCTCTCCTTATCTCCTTTGTAGAATCCAGTTCTAGCAGTATCATCAATAGGAAGTGTATATCTACCAACTCTTCTTCTCTGACCAGATGCTGACAAGTCATATCTTGTTATAATCTCTGGTGCTATAATAATACCTGTCTTGCTGCTATCAAACTGCATTGACATATCACCTAAAGTAATCATGGTAGCACCTTGTTCTGCTCTATCTGTAGAATCATCTTTCTTAATTATCCACATTATCTCTGCAACTAAATCATCTAAGTCTATTGTGGATGCTTCTTCATTCTTGAATAAATCTGGTAACATGGTTACTAATATTCTGTAAGCATTGTATATAGCTTTTAGTTTCTGTTTATCTTCCAGTACATCCCACACTGCTGAGTTATACACATTCATATCTATATAAGCCTGTACTCTAGTCATAACAGCAGAAGTGTTATCACTCATATTAACTTGTTGTGCCATTATTACACCTCCTTATATACAAATAAAAGAGGTAGACATTCCTGCCTACCTCCATATCATTCACATTATTTTCCTGCTACTTTTCTTACTGCTACTGCCTTTGGATTAAATACTGCTAAACCAACAAACCATTCAATTCTTGTTTTTAATTGTGGTTGTGATTCCATTTCTCCTAATGCTGTAACTCTTACTCCACCATTTTGTAAACCACATACAGCTTCTTTAGCACCAAATTTTGCAGCTATGATTATGTCATCAGCAAGTAATTCACCATCAAGGTCAACTACATCAACACCACCATATTGTAAGAACTGAGTACCAAATTCACCTTGTCTGTATTCACAAAATGCTCTACCTTTAGCAGTTAATTGTCTTCTTGTCTTCTTGTTCATTATAAGAGCATCTGCACCACCTGCTACCATGTCAAGTAATGTATCTAGGTCACCAATTAAATCATCAGTTTTAGTAATTACTTGTGCTGTATACATTGGTAAAGCATTTGATGGAATGTTTGCAGGTGCTGTTCCTGTATATCTAGTTAGGATACCAACAAACTCATTTGCAACTGATTCACTAGGAACACCAGAACCTGCTGCTGTACCACCATTGATGAAGCATTTCTCAAACTTGTGTGCAATAGCCTTAGTTCTTAAAGCAACTTCAATAGCCATTAAGTTGTTGACATCTGATTCAACAGCTATTTGGTAAGTATCTACAATTGCTTCATCACCTAAGATAACAATTCTTTCAGTAACAGGAATTGTTTCTATTGCTCCATAGTTGTATCCACCATTTACTTTTCTGAATTGTGCATTTCCTAAGTTCTTTTCAATGTTATAAGTGTAACCACTACCTTGTACATTCATAAAAGGTAATAGTTGTAATAATTTAGATTCTGTTGCAAGAACTTCAATGACACCTGCTTGTAAAACATCATTAGTCATTCTTGCTGATTGTGCTAAACTTATACCTGCCATTTATGATTCCCCCTTTAAATTATTTTTTAAATAGCTGTGCAAAAGCACCTACCATCTTTTCATATGGTGATAAGTTTTCCTCATTCTTTATCTGAGTAGTATCCACAGGAATTACTCTTCCTATTTGAACTTCTGGTTTCTCAACTGGTACATTGCCCTCAGCTTTAAGAAGCCAGTTTAATGTTGCTATAGCATCTTGATTTTCTGGTACAAGATTCTTCATGTTATCTGGTAACTTGTTTTTCTTATCCTCAATAATACTAGCAACTGCTGCATTTAAAGCATCAACCTGTGCCTTGTAGGATTCTACCTGTTGTTTAAGATTATCTATTTCCTTATCCTTTGCATCAAGTTGATTGTTAAAATCTGCTGAGTTATCAACAACATTGTTTAACTCTGCTTGTAATAAATCTATTTGTGCTTGTAAGTCTGCTTTAGTCTTTCTGCCTTTACCAGTAGCCTTGTGTGGCTCTTTAACCTCTGGTTCTTTTTCCACTGGTTTTTCTGGTTCTACTTCTGGACTAGCAGGAGCAGGTGTAGGATTTGTAGCAGGTTCATTTGCTTGTGGTTCTGTAGCTACAGGTTCTGCACCATTTACATTAACATTTATATCTGCCATATATTGACCTCCTTATTATTTACTTTACTCTTGCTCATATATACAAACTGTTAGTTAACTATTATTCAAGTAACTACTTTTTTCTACTGTTCATTCTCTTAACTACTCCTTCTGATACAGGTGTGATACTATGCTTACAGTTAGGATGAAAGCACTCCAAAGAAGATGCTATCTCTTCATAGGAAGGATATCCTTCTATATCTTCACCTACAGAGATTATCTTTCCTTCCCAATGTGAACATGCATCTGTAGCATTATGACTACTGATAATAAACAAGTGACACCCTAATTCATGTGCCTGTTCAGCAGTACCATATATATGTGCCTGTTGTGCCTTTGTTCTCACCACCATTTCAGAGTAGTTCTTTAAGTTCCACCTTCTACCTGCTTTATCTACAATACCTGTAAATGCTTGACTATTTGCATCCTTACTAAGCTTACCTGCTTCTAACTGTCTTGCTAAGGAATAGGCTAAACCCTTGTTACCTTGTCTTATTGCTTGTTGTAGCTGCATAACTTGTGAAGTCTTAACTCTTACAAACTTCTTAGCAGCTTCACTCATATATTTTGTAGCAATAAGCATATCATTGTAGGTGTCAGTTAGTAGCTTATTAAGAGTAGCTTGTTGAGTATCAGTATATTCAATAGCAGTATTACCATCAAGACTGTTACTAGCATTTAGATAGCCACTCTCATAAGCTGTTTTTATTACAGATTCTACTTTAGGTTTAGTAGAGTTTTTCAAGGTGGTAGACAAAGAGGTAATCCTACTGAGCATAGAAGTCATACTTTGTACATGGACTGAATCTGTAGGATATTCAACAGCCATACCATTTATGATAAGATTAATAAATTCATCATTGGCAGCAAGGTACAAAGCAACTAGCTTTTCTATTAGCTTTTCTAACTCTTTATCCTTCATCTAATCACCTCCTAAATTCCATCCCTTATAGGGTCATAACCACCAAATTCATCTGCTTCATCTACAGCCTTCTTTTGCTGTTCCAATGCATCTTCCTCTTCTTCTACTTGTTCCTCTCTAGGTTCATTAAAGGCTGTAGGGTCTGCATATCCTTCCAATGCTTCCTGTTGCTCTTTATTGATTCTTTCAATCTCAGCATCTGCTTGTGCTTCTGTTAAGTTATCCAATCTCATTAAGGCTGTCTTCCTTGAGATAGTTGGCATACCACCTGTTCTTACATTCATTTCATTTACTTCTTGTAATGAATCAACAGGTAAACCATCCTTGAATACAATCTTAGGTCTTGTAGGTGTATAGTCTGCTATTCCCAAAGCTTCCTCAAGAAGTTGTGCTATATACAAAGTAGTAACAACTCCCTTGTTAAAGTACAATTTCTTTCTGTTTACTTTAGATAACAAAGACTGCATCCTAAACTTAATAGATAAACCAGAACTACCAGAAGTACCACTATCATTCATACCTAAAGCTATAGGAGGTATTTCTGCTGAGATTAACAATAAATCAACTAACTTATCTACCTCTTGAATGGCTTCTTGTAGGTTACCATTCCATGTTATATACTGTGGTATAATGTCATCCTTGCCAAGCACTTCAAACACTTTATCTCTTGCTACTCTAAAGTAAGGTCTACCTTGGTCATCCTCTGCTAATAATCCTGTAGGCACTGCCATTGCAGGGTCTGCATGTTTATCAAGTATAGCAGCTATCTGTGATAGTCTGTTATTTATTTCATCAAAGAGTGCTTTGTGTTCTGATAAGTCATCAAGTCCTTCCCATGTTAACTCTCTGCCAGTATTAGGCACATGCACTATTAATGGCATAGCTATACCTGTTTGTTGTGTTTCCATTCCTAAACAACTTCCTATAGTCCACTTCTCTACTACTCCATCAACATCAGTTTGCTCTGGTTTTAATGCATAACTATGATATAAAACATATCCTGCATAATGACTTTCACATTGTAAAGTCCATTCATCTTTAGCAGGATTGTAACAAGGTACACATAGATGATATGCTTTTATTTGTCTTCTATTCATAGGATTTACTTCTGGGTATACATCCAATGCAGATACATTCTCTATGAATACTCTGTAAGGGTCTAGTTCTTTAGGAAGTTCTCCTCCATACTCTTGACCATATCTTATTCTGTAAAAAGCATCCCCTAATACTGATGCACTTAAGGCTGCTTCATAATTCTCTTGACCTAAGTTATTCTCTGTAACTAACCTTTCAATAGCTAATGCTTCTGGTGTAGCATCACCAGTACCTGCTGATATGATTGCTTCTTCACCAAACAGGAAGTCAGCACTCTTCTTACAGATTATACCTGCTAAGTTTGCATATACATAAAGGCTTCTGCTGCTATTCCACTTTTCAAATACATCAAAGTGTTGCCCTTCAAATAGCTTTATATTCTCCCTATATCTCAATATTCTCCTATATTGAAAAGGGAACTCTGCACCTTTAGAAAAGTCTATTGGTGTATCATTGCTATAGGTTTTCATTTAATCATTCCTCCTCACTCTGTAATATTAAAAGCCTATTGGCTTAAGGTAATGTGTCCTCTGTCTAGTCTTTCCTGCTAGGTCTACTGCTGATGCTAGTGCATCTGGTAAGTCATCATGCTCCCAATTAGGGAAGCCATATAACTGCTCTAATAATAATCTCTGAGTTTTCTTTACTCTTAAGTAACCTGTTTCAAACAAAGGTTCTAATATCTGTATTCTGTCTTCCTTCTTAGCTTTTGGATTATATGCTTTTAATCTTGTAGCATATAAGCCATGCTTCATAATATTCTCTTGTAACTGTCTATAAAATTCATATTGCATCTGAATAGTTTCAACACCAAATAGTCTAGGCTGCCATTCACATATCTTCTGTTCAGCTATAGCAAGTGCTTTGTGAGCAGGTACTTTACCACTCCAAGCATCCAGTACATACATAACTCCTGTAAGTTTGGCTCTACCTAAGATTATGATAGCATTGAAGTCATCCCTCTTATTACCTTTACCTACAGCTAAATCCCAAAAGCCATACACATCCATAGATAGTCTTCTACCCCACTGGTCAAACAAATCTCTATCATCATAGAATGTTACAGTATCCTCATTGAATACCTGTGAATCTGGGTCATAAGCTATATTCATATACTCACTGTTAAAAGCTTTAGTACCTATGATAGATTTCTTTTTCATCAATGCTGCATAAGTCCATCTTGAACTCCATAGAGTTTTACAGCCTTTATCCATAGCTTCCTTGTTCTCTTCATAGTAAGCATCTGCTTTAGCTTCTCTATCTGGGTCTGTCTTATCATCTAAGATATCACTGTAGTGTTCCCACATATCTAGTTCCTCTGGCTCACTGACTATTGCAGAATACTTTCTACATTGGTAATCTATCCTTGTAAGGATATCTGGTAGTAATCCTTGACCATGTACAAGAGTACCTACATAAAGGAAAGCTGTTCTTCCCTCAACTCCTATAGGTTCAATAACAGAGTTATACCATGATAGATTCTTTTCTCTTAACTCTTTTGTATTAGTGTTAACAGCAGATTCCAAATCATCTAAGATTACTAAGTCTGGTCTGTATGCTCCATTTCTAGCACCTCTTAATGCCTTACCCATACCTGCTGCTCTAACCATTGTTCCTTTGGTGGTTACAAATTCCATACCAGTATCCTTAGTGTTATTGAACTTACTTGTATCCATGATTGCACCAAAGTCACTTCTTAGTTTTTCATTATACTTTAATTGACTATTTATATATTCAACAAACTTAGTTGACAAGTCCTCTGTTTCAGATATAATAAGAATATACTTTCTGCCACCATCAGTAGCACAATCAAAATAACATTGATGTATAGGGAATACATTTGATACAAAGGTAGACTTAGCATGACCTCTTGGCATGGAATAACAAACTTTACCACTATGATTATCCCAAGCTATATCATCTAGCATTTCACATAATTCTCTGTGTACTTCTGGAGCATCCTCCAACTTAGCACCTTTGGGAATAAGGTTATTGTCATTGTCTGGATTCCTGTCATCACTGAAATACTCATAAGCAAAAAACAAAACATCATATGCACTTCTGTTTACCCTATATTCCTTTTCAAGAATCTCTATGTCTTGTGCATACTTCTCAGCCATTTCCCTTCTCTTCTTAACTGACTTATACTTTGTTATCTCTGCTTTAATCTTCTCTATACCTTGTAGACAGGATTCTGCTCTATCTATATAAAATTGTTTCTCTCTCATAGCATCCCCTCCTACTAAGAAGCATGAAAAAGACTAGCTTTTTTCAAGCTAGTCAGATAACTGTGATTCACTTCTCATTTGCCTTACAACTTTACTTATAGAACTTCTGGATACTCCTGTAACCTTCTCTACCTCCCTCATAGACTTTCCTCCTTTAAGGTACATATTCACTGCTCTTTGTACTTCTGGTGAGTTTCCTTTTGGTCTACCAAACTTAACTCCTCTATCTTGAGCAGCTTTAACTCCCTCTCTAATTCTTTCTGTAATCATATCTCTTTCTAATTGGCTCATAGCACCCATAACTGTTAAGAGAAAGTTACTCATAGGATTACTCTCTCTGGTGTCTAGCCAACTGTCTTTGACAGATACAAGTGCTGCTCCTTTATCTTTTATAACTTCTACAATCTCTATTAAATCTTTTGTACTTCTGGATAATCTGTCTATACTTGCTATATAGACTACATCCCCCTTCTGTAAATCATTTAGCATCTGGTCTAATCCCACTCTTGCTCTCTTAGCACCAGAGATTACATCCTTGTATACTTTGTCTATTTCTATTTTACTTAGCATATATGACTGCCTTTCAAAACCATTCTCCTCTAAACTCTTCTTATCACTTAACCTCATGTAAGCTATATTCATATAATCACTCCTTTATTTTTATTATACTATATAGTATGTTAGTGTCTACTAAAGTGTGACAAAAATCTATTAAACTGTCTATATCTTGGAAATACCACTCAAAGTCACTTTTCTTACAGGATATCTTATACATATCTCTTACCTCCATTTATTTCTTTCATTTCCCTTGACATCCATAAGTCTTCAAAAGGTCTTGCATAATACAAAGAATCATAACCACAGTGATTTACTAGAACATCCCACTCAACTAATCTCATGTGGTCAGTCATTCTGTTTGTAGCTTTGAACTCTAGGAAGTCATCATGTGTTTCAAACTTAGCTACAAGTCTACTAATGTCACTTGGTCTACCATCTGTAAGTACCTTCATGTATTTACTATAAGCATCTAAAACCCACTGGTCACAGAAGAAACATTCACCATAGAAGTTATATGGTTGTAAGTGATTTAGGAAGTCACTGCCTTCTTGTGGAAGAGCATAGTGCTTAAGTTGGTCAAGTCTAAATCCCCAAACACCACAGTCTAATAACTCATTTAGGAAGTCTATAACCTTAGCTATATAGTTAGGATTGTTATAGTCAAACATAGGCATCCCTGTACATCTGTGAGTACACTGCCATCTATCTTCATAGTTATTACAAGGTATCTGTTCTTTACAAAGATAAGGTAGTAACTCTGGGTCTACATCTTTATGAGGTGCTAAAGGATTTTGTGGGTCACCTGCTACATGTCTAAGAACTACATCAACAATAATCTTTATTCCATACTGATTAGCAACTGCACATAACTCCTTTAACTGTTCCTTTGTTCCTATCTGAGTATTTCCAATTTTAAAATTAGTTGGTTGATAAAGTAGCCACCATATCAATCCAGAATCTTTAGTTCCTTGTATTGGTGATATCTGTATAGCATCAAATCCCTGCTCTTTAACTGTAGGTATCATTGGTATTATACTTCCTAATCCCCATTGGAACATGTGTAGTATTTTCATAATAATCCCCCTAATTTTATTTATAAAAATCTACAAAAGTATCAAAGTGTTTATATAACCAGTTATTAACCTTCTCTAGCTTATTATTGTTGCTGCCTAATGTTTCACCTACAGCACCATTCTTTAGTGCTAAACTTACTTGCCAGTCTATATAATCCTTTGTAAATAGAGGTATTCCATTTATAATCTCTGTTGTACCTGTTTCTGTAGTATCATATACAAGACTTATATCTCCAGAGAAATCTCTGTGGTATTTAACAAAAGCACCTGTACTATTCCTCATACCACCTCTGTTCTCCTTATCTATGAAAGCTTTCCTTCCCCAGTAGCTATTCTTGTATACATGGAAGTATAATCTCTTACCTTTATATTCCATTACAATGTCTACTCCCAAAACTAAATCTAGTATATCATTTGTAATTACTCTTGCTTCTGGATACATTTCTTTTAACAAGGCTGCTGTATACATTTCATTGACTATTGATAGATAACTTCTACCTTGTCTATCTCTTACTGCTTGTTGTATTGTAGCATCAAACTGTAATCCCCTAATCATTGGATTCTTCTTTAATGTTTCTGTAATCCACCACTTCTCTGTTAACTCCAAACCTCTATCACAAAATTCTTTCTGAGTAGGTATCCTGTGAAGTTCCTCACATAAGTCTTCAAATAAATCTGCTACCTCAGCACCAAAGCTGTTAATCTTTTCATACCTTCCTACATTTCTGGATTGTTCTGGTGTTAGCTTAGTTCTATCTGTAGGAGGTACTGTAGCATACTCTGGTCTTC